CCGACGTAGACAACATCGCCAAGGCGTGCATGGATGCGTTGCAGGACATCATCGGCGATGACACGTGCGTCGCCCGCCTGGTGGTCGAGAAGAGCTACGGCACGGAGGCACGGACTACCGTGCGAATCGGATGAGCAAGCCAGTGCATCGCAATATGTTCCCGCTGTTCCTGCAGTCGCTCGGCCACACAGGGACCGCCGTCGAGGTTGGCGTCGCCGAAGGAAACTACTCGCGGACGTTCCTTGATCTGTGGCCCGGCCAGTACGTCATGGTGGACCGCTGGTGCCATATCGAAGGCTACGACGATGTGATGAACGGGCCTGACGCTGAGCACGAGTTGCGGTTTCAGCAAGCCCTTGGCGTGGCTAATCAGCACGAGAGCCGGTGCCGTATTTGCCGCATGGACTCTGTGACTGCTGCCGCCACGTTCGCTGATCGCTCGCTCGACTTCGTCTACATCGACGGCGACCACAGCTACGCCGGATGCAGGCGGGACATCCTGGCGTGGGCACCGAAGGTGAAGGTGGGCGGCGTGCTGGCCGGGCACGACTACTACAACATGCCGCCCTTCGAGGTTCGCCGAGCCGTTGCGGAAACGTGCGGTGGCCCATGCGGAATCACGCAAGAGGCGTGCCCGTCATGGTGGGTCATGGTGGGGTGAATCATGGATAAGCGAACGCGGCAGCGGTTTGAGCGGATGTGGAAGGACGGCATTGGGCTTGCCGACATCGCCGCCACACTCGGGTATTCGTTCTCGACGCTTGCCAAGCTGCGGATGATCTACGGACTCGCAAAGCGATATGGAGCAGACGACGACGAGTCGCCACCGTCGCCAGAAGTTATCCGGCTGCGGTGCATGGCACAGCAGACGAACTGGACGCCGACAGAGCGACGCATGCGGTGGCAAGGAATGCCGCACACCATCTACCACGACACGCAGGGTTATGGCGACTAACAGATCGAAGAACACCTGCGTCGTGATGACTCTCTGCAGCCGGCCTGGCTACACGAAGACGGTGCTTGACGCCTTAGCGCGTTGCGATGACGTGGACCGCTTCCCGATTGGCCTGCTATGCGAGCCCGTCAGCGACGAAGTTATCAGCATCGCGGCCCAGTTTACGCAACTGCCGCACGTGAAGGCGTTCGTGATGGTCGGTTCGCAGCGTGTCGGCTGCAACGTAAACACCTATTCGGCCCTGGCGTATGGGTTCGATCACCACGATCGTGTGATCGCCCTCGAGGATGACACCGTGCCAGGCAGAGACTTCCTGCGATTCGCCGACTGGGGGCTGACGCAATACGAAAAGGACGAAACGGTCTTTTCGGTGTGCGGGTATCAGCGGACGCCAGCCGACGAGGTTGGCTACCGCAACGCCGTCTTTCGTGAGCCGTGGTTTACGCCATGGGGATGGGCAACGTGGCGCGATCGTTGGCACAGCATCCGCGAGCACTGGCCTGCAGATGATCGCCAGGTCTCGTGGGACACGGTCGTCGACAAGCTGACTCGCGGCCCTCGGGTCGAAGTTCGCCCGATGCTGGCTCGCATCCAGAACATCGGCGCGGAAGGTGGTGCGCACGTGCCCGGCGCGGCGTGGCACGCTGCGCACCACCTGAACCGCCGTTGGGTCGAGAGCGTGCCCGGCCCTCGCGTGGATGAATGGCACGAGGTTTCAGCATCCCAGACAAAGGCATTGCGGGCGGACGCCCCCTGCTAACCATGCGACTGCTCACTTACTACACGCCAAGCCATGCCGACATGTGCCGGCGATTCGTGTTATCTCGTGCCTGGGCGTTTTCCGAAGTGCGAGCCATTGAGTACCAGCAGACGTGCCCGACGGGAGCATTCAAGCAGCCCGGCTGGAACCGGTGCATGGATGACAAGCTTGATGCTCTGCTGCGGTTGCCGGTGGACGGCGAGCCGACGCTGTACGTGGACTCCGATGTGATCTTGTGGCCTGGGGCGTGCCAGTGGGCAGAGAACCACATCCGGGGCATGTCTTTCGACGAGATCGCCTACAGTGATGACGTAGTGCAGTGGTGTGCCGGCGTGATGCTCTTCCGGCCCACGACGAAGACCAGGCGGTGGTGGGAGCTGGTGGCCGACATGAGCCGGCTGCTCGATCAGCCAGACCAGGATGTAATCCACGCTCTGAGGACGAACGCCAAGTCTCTGCCCGTGCCGATGAGCGTGCTGCCGTCTGACAAGGTCGCCAACTGGGCGACCCTCGGGAATACATCGGTGTGGCAGGGAGAACCGATTGCCGTTCCGAAGACGTGCTACATCTGGCACGCCAACTGGTGCGTCGGCGTCGAAGCAAAAATGCAGATGCTTGAGCAGGTTGCCGTGTCTGGAAAGCCGCAAGGCGTACCGGTTTCGTCCGTAGACTGACTGTGTGCGGCACGGAGGCCGCCGTATGAGTGGTTTTCGACGCGACCGTGACGGATCACTGCGGCGCGTCGAAATACCTCGACATGCCTTCGGTATCTGCCATAGCGACGGCAGATACAGTCGCGGGAAGATCACGTCACGGAGGACGCACCTTATGCCGTCATACGAAGCCACGCCCGCCGAGATCGACAAGTACGGGGTTAACCTCAACGTGTGGCAGCAGATTCAACTGCTGTCCGCTTGGTCGCCGCTGATCGGCTACGGCCAGCGGTTCGTCAACGAGGTTGACCCGTACAAGCGAAGCATCATCGTCGGCGAAGCCTGCGAATGGCTGGCGTCGAAGACCAAGGCCGTGACCGATGACCAACTGGTGCGGCTCGTCTCCGACGTGCTGAAGACCAAGGAAGGCGAGGCACTCGTGCGGTTCTGCCTGATGCAAGTCGAGGGCCGCAAGTGAATGTCGAACTCGCATTTCGTGCCGGTGCCCTCGCTCTGGCGGTTGCTCTCGCGGTGGCTCCCTACTGGCCGCAGATCCGAGCGGCCGCGCGTCGTGCGGTGGAAGCCGCAAAAGAAAAGGCCAGCGTGCTGACGCGGCTTGCGGCCGTCGCTTTGCTGGTCGCTGCCGCCTGGGGCAAGGTGCCGCTGCCGACGTTGCCGTCCAGCCCCGTGGCTCCCGTGGCCGTCGAGACTCCGAGTGACGAGATGCAACGCCTTGTTACGCCGATTGCCGACGCCCTGCGTGGTGCGTCGCCAGTAGATCGTGCCCTGTGGGCCGAGGTGTGGACGAAGGCCGCGACCGTGGCGGCTGGCGATGCCGTCACCACCGAGGTCGTGTTCACCGATACCCGGTCGCTGCGGGCATTCACGGCCCTCGCGGTGGACATTGCCTGGCGTCGCATCGGGCAGCACGTGCCAGGCTCCAACGAATCGCTGAGGACGGCCGTAGAGGCCGCCTACGGGGCCGCTCTGGGCGTGGACGTGGTTCCGGTCACTGCGGACCTGCGGGGCCGTTACGTGGCGTTCTGTCGTGCCGTGGCCTGGGCCGGCGTCAACGGGGGCTGACGCATGACCGAGCATGGCATGGGCTATGTGCCCGATCCCGCCGGTGCCGCCGCATTCGTGGCGTCTTTGCCGCATCCGACGCTGGCGACGGCCGGGCCTGACCTGCGTGCGGCTGGCCAGGATGTGATGCTCTATCCGGCCCTGCTCAAGTGCGACAGCCGGTGGCGGCGTGGCTCGCAGGGTAACGTCGGTTCGTGCGTCGGCTGGGGCGCGAGCCTGGCTGTGGACGTGCTCGCGGCGTGCGACATCCACTGGCGGCAAGAGCCGGAAACGTGGGCTGGCCGCACCATCGAGGCGAGCCTGTACGGGTTCTCTCGGGTGGAAGCCCGGGGGCAGCGGACGAACAACGGCGGCGACGGGTCTACCGGGTTTCACGCCGCCAAGAGCATCCGTGACTTCGGCTGCCTTCACTATGGCGTGGACTACGGCGGCTTAGTAATCCGTGAGGATAGTAAGCAGGCCCGTGATCGCGAGTGGGGCCGCAGCGGTGTGCCCGACACGCTCGAGCCGTTCGCCAAGCAGCGGCGGTGCGCCGAGACAACGCTCGCGGTGAACTTCGACCAGGCGGCTGCCGCGATCAGCAACGGCTACCCGGTGGTCGTGTGCAGCGGGCAGGGCTTTTCCATGAGCCGCGACGATGACGGCTTCTGCAAGCCGGGCGGCGTCTGGTGGCATTGCATGTGCTTCATTGGCGTTCGCTACGGCAAGCGGCCGGGGCTTCTCTGTGCCAACTCCTGGGGCGACAGCAACACAGTCGGCAAGCATTTCCCGCACGACATCCCCGAGGCGGTGCGGAACTGCTCTTTCTGGGTCGATGCCGACGTGGCGACGCGGATGCTGGCCGGCGAGGATTCCTACGTTTACGCCGGGTACATCGGGTTCAAGCCTTCGCCCATGCCCGACAACTGGCTGCGGGGGATTCTCTGATGCGTTTCCTGTTGGCGTTCCTCGTCGTGATGGTTGGCTGCGTTGCTACGCTGCCTGGTGATAGTAGCGTCACCGCTGACCTGGCTGCGGAGACAGCCCGCATGGTGGTGCAGATGCGGCAGGAGATTCCGCCGACGCCTGCGCCGCCGAGTGACGGGAAGTGCACGAACTGCGACGGTCGCGGATACGTCGGTGATGGTCGAGTCAAGGTGAAGTGCCAGCCGTGCGACGGGACAGGGAAAGCGAAATGACCATCCACGACCTGGAGTCCTACGTCTGGGATCGCCTGCCGTCGATGCGTCGCACGATGGCTGGACGCCGCGCCGTTGGCCGCGTCGTTCGCCGTGCGGTCAAGACGTGGCCCGTCCCGGTGCTCGAGCAGTGCAACGCCGACGAGACCGAGGTGGTCGGCAAGCAACTGGCGAAGAACATCGAGCGGAACATGCGGCACGAAGTCGGCATGGGCATCATCCTCACGCTCGTGCTGTCGGCACTCGTCTCGGAGGTCGTGAAAATCCTCGTCCGCTGGTGGCTGGAGCGGCAGGAGAATCAGGCCGACATGCGAATCCTTGTCCGCGAGAGCAAGCACCATGACTGACGCCGCGAAAGAGACCGTGTTCGACATCTTGAACAAGTGGGGATTTCCCACTTTGGTAGCTTTGGCCGCTGGCTGGGTGCTGCGGCACGACGTCTTGCTGCCTCTGGTAGAAGAGCATCGTGCGTTCGTGAAGCAACTCGGCGAGACGCAACGCGAGATCAGCAAGGCCATCACTGAGCAAACGCGACTGCTCTACGCGATGCAGCCGAAAGAGGGACGCTAACGATGCCGATGAATCCGAGACTGCTGCGGCCTCGCTCAACCATCCATCCCGAAGCGGCAGCGTGGGCGAATCGCGTGCGAGCGAATGGCGGCAGCGTGATCGGTTCGACGCTGACTGCCGTCTCGCGTTTCTGCGCGTCGATTGCGGCGGCTGGCATCCGCGACCGGTTCTACAGACTCAACCTGTTCTGCGGCACCGGCCTGAATGCGTGCCTTGTGCCGCTCTATCGCGGGCAGTCGCTGGGCGGCACGCAGTTTGGGAATGCGACGGATACGAACGTGAACTTCGTTTCTGGAGACTATGCGGAAAACGCGGGGCTGAACTCAAACGGGACCGCTGGAGCAACGACCAAATATCTCGACACAGGACTCTCTCCTGATGGAATGCCAACGCTTGCCACTGGCCACATGTCAGCGTGGAAGTCAGCCGGAGAGACGGGAGTCGCAACGGCCGGTTTTATCGGCAGCAGGACAGCCACTCAGTTTTACAGGATAGAGCAAGTTGGCAGCACTAATGTGCCTCGCGGAAACTGGGGACATGGCATAGCTGCAACTGCCGCGTCAGGAGATACAACGGCCGGTCTACTGACGCTGACTCGCGATTCGTCTGGAGCGACCATCTACAAAAACACAACTTCAATCGCCACTGATGCAGCGCGAACGCCTTCGGCAAATAGCAACGCCTTTGTAGTATTCAATTCGCGAAACACTGACGGAACAGTTGGAGCTGCTGGATGGATCAGAGCAATCTATAGCTATTCCATCGGCGGTGCGCTTACATCGACGCAAGTCTCGTCATACCACTCTGCGTTGTCCACATTCCATTCGGCGCTGGGCAGGTCATGACGCTCGCTGAACTCACGCTGCCGATCTCCTACGCCGACGCCAGACAATACGCGCTGGTGTTCACGCCGCAACTCGCGGGACGCCTTGCGGCGTTGCACGCCGATCACGGCACGACGAACTGCGTCCCTGTCCCTCGCGTCCTGACCGACGGCCGCCTGATGCTGTCGGCCGACGTGCTGACTGAGGTGATGCCGGGCGGACTGCTCCATGCGATGTGGATCCACGCCGACCAAGCGGCGCTGCTGCCAGCGGTGGAGGTGATCCCTTGGGCCGATGCCGTGGCGCTGCTGCCGCCCGACCCGCCACTGCAAGGCTAGCCGCACGCCCAATACGCTGAATCCACGGGCCACGATGCGGGCCAGACCCGAGCCAGGAGATAGACCATGTCCCATGTGAAGATCAAGCGGTACGAGCGCGACGTTGCTATCACGCTCAGCACCCTAGCCTAAAGGCACGAAACCCGCCCGCTGCAGCAGTTCCACACGTACGCTGAAGGCAGGCCACGCATCGGCTCCATGCCGAGCCACACACGGAGATAGTCATGTCCGACTCGAAGATCCGCCGCAAGAGCAAGGTGCACCAGTTCACGCTGTCCACGGCAACGTCTGTGGCCAACACGATCCCCATGTTCGACATGGCTGGCGGGATTGTGGAAATGGGCACCGTCAGCACCAACGCCACGCAACTCAATCTGTGGATCTCCGACGCGGAAGCCGGGCCGTTCTACCAGCTGTACGACAAGGACGGGGCCGTGGTGAAGATCACGCTGTCGGCGTCCACGACTGACGGCCGTGCGTATGCGATGCCCGACGAGGTGTTTGCGGCCCAGTTCATCAAGTTCGTGTCCGCGACCACCAACAGCACTGGCACCGTTGGCACGGTGATGTTCAAGGGCTGACATGCCAGACAGGCTGCCAACGTTCAAGCCGCCGTGGGTTGGGCAGCGAAAGCGGCCACGGGCACCCGACACGAATCGGCCATCGGCGACAGTTCGAGGTTACTGCTCGGCTGGATGGAAGGCCGCACGGCGTGAGGTGCTGCTGCGGGACAACTACCAGTGCCAGGTATGCAAGGCAGTGGTGGCCGGCAAGCGGGCGCATGTTGACCACATCGTGCCGAAGAGCCAAGGCGGCAGCGATGAGGTCCGCAACCTTCGCTGTCTGTGCGTCTCGTGCCACTCGAAGCATGAGGGGTGGCGGGCGGCGAACAACAAGAAAACTTTTGGCGGTACGAGATAAACCGCGTACGGGTAAGCCCGCGTGCGCGGCATCGAAATCGCAGGGGTTTTTTGAACATTTAGCGGCAAAAGCTGGCCTCTAAAAGCGGCACGCAACGTGCTGTTTCGTTTGGTTCCTAACAATCGGCCCGAGGTGAATCGTGGCAAAAGCAGGCCGCAGGCCGAAGCCGACAGCCCTTCGGATTCTTGAAGGCACCGCGAAGGGGCCGCAAAAACGGGAGCCATCGGCACCAATCGGTGTGCCGCCGATGCCCGAGCGTCTCGCCGTTGACGAGATCGCCGTTGCCAAGTGGCACGAGCTCGCCGGCGTCCTCTCGCGGATGGGCGTGCTGACTACTGGCGACGGCGAAGCGTTGGCGACGCTGTGCGAGGTTCACGCCGCGGAGCAGGCGTGCCTTTTGCAGCTGCGAGCCAGTGGTGCCGTCTCTCACACCGCAGCCGGTGGCATGAAGCCCAACCCGGCGGGGCCGCTCTACCGCTCGCTGGTTGCCATGAAGGCTAGCCTGTTGAGTGAGTTCGGGCTGACGCCTTCCTCGAGGACGAAGCTTGCCACGCAAGTCGAAGTCAAAAAAGACGAGCTCGAAGAGTTCTTCTCGGCCCACGGATAGCCGGCCCGGCATCGACCAGGCCAAGGCCGAGCGTGTCTACTCGTTCTTTGAAAAAGTGCTCAAGCACTCCAAGGGGCAGACGGCAGGTCAGCCGTTTCTTCTACTGCCGTGGCAGCGGTACGTCCTTGGTGAAATCTACGGCAGGCTAAAACCGGACGGCACGCGGCAGCACCGCGTCGGGTACATCGAGATCCCAAAGAAGAACGGCAAGTCGACGCTACTTGCCGGCATCGCCCTTTACATGCTGGTGGCAGACGGTGAGGCCGGGGCCGAAGTCTACGGTGCGGCAAGCGACCGCGAGCAGGCAGGCATCATCTACCGCGAAGCCGCGTCGATGGTTCGCTCGTCGCCGGCTCTGTCCAAGGTGCTGGAAGTGCTCGACTCGCGGAAGACGATCATTCACAAGGCCAGCAACTCGTTCTATCGAGTGCTGTCGGCGGATGCGTTCAGGGCCGAGGGACTGAACATCTCCTGTCTACTGTTCGACGAGTTGCACGCCCAGCGTGGCGACCGCCGACTGTGGGACGCTCTGCGGTACGGCGGTGCGGCTCGCCGGCAGCCGCTTGTGCTGTCGATCACGACGGCCGGCGAGGCGAACAAAACGCACTTGTGGTACGAGCAGCACGACTATGCCGAGCGGTGCATAGCAGACCCGGCGTTTGACCCGGCTTTTTTTGGGTGCATTTACGCGGCTGGCCGCGAGGACGATTGGAAAAGCCCGGCCGTGTGGAAGAAGGCAAACCCGAGCCTCGGCGAGACGATCAGCGAGGAATCATTCGCCGCAGACTGCAAAGAGGCTGAGAACTCTGCTACGAAGCTCAACTCGTTTTTGCGGTATCGGCTCAACATTCCCACTACCTCTGACGTTCGGTGGCTGCGACCAGACCAGATCGCCGCGTGCATGGGGCCGCTGTCGGAGCCTCTTGAGGGCCGGGAGGTGTGGTGCGGGCTCGACCTAGCCAGCAACTACGACACCACGTGTTTTTCGGCCGTGGCTCCCAACGAAGCGGGCGGCTACGACGTGCACGTCATGGCGTGGATACCCGAGCACAACGCCGCCGAGCGAGAACGAAACGACCGCGTGCAGTACACGGCTTGGCACCGAGACGGGTGGCTGACGTACACCGAGGGCCGCAGCACCGACTACAAGCGGGTTAAGGCCGACATCCTTGAGTTTGCCCAGAAGCACCGTATCCGCAAGCTGGCAATCGACAGATGGAACGCGACGCAACTTGCCACCGAGCTCTCCGACGAAGGCTTGCCGGTGACGTTGTACGGGCAGGGTTTTGCGTCCATGACAGCGCCGACGCGCCGCCTGGAGGCTCTTGTGGTCGATGGAAAGGTGCGGTTTGGATTGAATCCGTTGGTAGGTTGGCAGTTAGGAAACGCGGCCGTACAGACCGATCCGGCCGGGAATCTGAAGGTGAGCAAGGCCAAGAGCACGGAGCGCGTGGACGCGGTGGTGTCAACCATCATGGCCGTAGGCGTGCACATGGGCGAGAGCATGAAGCCCGCCGATATGCCCGAGATTTCCTTTTGGTGACGCATGGAAGCGACGGCAGCACTGCCCGAAATCAAGTTCCTCGATACCCGCATGTCCCGCTGGGATGACCTCGTGGCAATGGCCGGCGAGAGTGGCGTGAGGATCACGCCCGAGACGGCGATGAAGACGGCGGCGTACTTCGCTTGTGCCCGCGTGGTGGCCGAGACGGTGGCGAGCCTTCCGCTCCATCTCTACCGCCGGCTGGATGACCACAACAGCGAGCGGGCCAAGGATCTGCCGCTCTACAACGTGCTGGCCCGCAGGCCCAACAAGTGGCAGACCCGCTACGAGTGGGTCGAGCAGATGTGCCTGCATCTGGGCTTTTACGGCAATTCGTACCAATTCAAGGTGGCCGGCGACCGTGGCAGCGTCAGCGAACTGCACCCGCTGAATCCAGGCGGCATGAAGGTGGTGCAGGAAAACGACAAGTCGCTGTCTTACGTCTACACGGATCCCAGCACGGGCCGGCAGCAGGCGTACCGAGACGATCAGATCATGCACGTGCGGTGGCTGTCGTTCGACGGCGTGCACGGCGAGGTGCCGGTAGAACTCGGCAAGGATGCGATCGGGCTGGCTCGCGCCCTGGAGCAGTACGCCGCGACGTTCTATCGAAATAACGCCCAGCCCGGCATCATCCTGCACACCGATCAGGCGTTGCCCCGTGAAGTCCGCGAGCAGCTGCGGGACCAGTGGGAGAGCGCCCATCGTGGCCCGGCCAAGGCTGGGCGAACGGCGATTCTCAGCAACGGGCTCAAGGCCGACAGTGTCTCGGCGACGAACCAAGAGAGCCAGTTGGCAGAACTATGGATGCAGTCTCTGTTGGCCATCTGCCGCGTGTGGCGGATGCCGCCGCACATGATTCAAGAGCTCGGCAGAGCAACTTGGGGGAATCTGCAGAGCGAGATGGTGTCCTTCGAGAAGTTCACCATCGCCCCGTGGCTGCGTCGCATCGAGGGTGCAATCGAGCGTGACGTACTGCCCGAGGACGGTGACCTGTACGCAGAGTTCCTAGTGGAAGGGCTGCTGCGTGGCGACATCACAACCCGCTACCAGGCGTACGAGGTTGCCATCCGAAACGGCTGGCTTACGCCCGAAGAAGTGCGGATGAAGGAGAACCTGGGGCCGATGCAGTCGCCAACCAACGACTCGCCCAGCGAAGTTGAAGACACGCCAGGCGACACGGTCGAAGACGTGGCCGAAAGCGAGGGCACCGCGACGGAAGGCGACACAAGCACGGAGGCTGTAGATGAGTGACGAATTGGCTGTGGCCGAGCAGATCGAGCGGCGTGACTGGGAGTTTGCCGAGGACGCCGGCGTAGCAGTGGAGACGCGGGCTGATGGCCGGCTGACGCTGACCGGCTACGCGGTGCGATACAACACGCTCAGCGTCGATCTGGGCGGCTTCCGCGAAACCATCCTGCCGGGTGCCTTCGACAAGGTACTCAATCGCCAGCGTGGGAAAGGCGACGTGGTCGCGTTGTTCAACCACGATCCAAACCAACTGCTGGGCCGCACATCGAGCGGAACGCTTGAGTTGTCCAGCGATGACAAGGGGCTGCGGTATTCGGTTGTGCTGCCTAACACGGAACTGGGTCGCACGATCGGCGAGCTCGTGGCCCGTTCCGATTTGCGTGGCTCATCGTTCGCGTTCACCGTTGACGCAAAGGGGGAGCAGTGGGCGCCAGGCGAAGACGGCAAGCCGCGACGCTCGATTCGCGAGGTGTCGGGCCTGTACGACGTGTCGGTTGTGACGCACCCGGCGTACCCATCTTCGACCACGAGCGTTGCCCGTCGAAGTTTGGAGGCGTGGCTAGCATCTCAGGAGCCTGCCAGCGAGCCGGCTCCCGAGGCTAAGCCAGATATGCGGCCGGCAGCGGCTGCTGGTCTGCGGCTTCGTGCTGCACGTCTCAGGAGCTTTTTGCGTGGCAAAACCGGGTGACATCTGCCCGCAGTGTGGCAAGGGCCGCGTGCGTACCCGCTCCAGCGTGCAGGCCGGCGAGCACTCGCAGGTGCGGTACATCGAGTGCCAATGCTGCACGTTTCGGTCCAAGCAAGTCGTGCCAGCGGAGTACGTCTGCCGTCGTGCTTTTGTAGATACAAACTCCCGGCGAGGTTAATCGGCATTGGTGCCGTAGTGTGAACGACAGACACGGACTGTCACCGTTCACCATTACGGAGTGCCAAGGATGGCATCGCAACTCACCAAGCTTCAGGACCGGGCCGCCGCTGTGGCTGCCATGCTCGACGATCTCTCGAAGGTCGAGGAGCGTTCCGCCGAGCAGGTCGCGGAAATGGAGAAGCTGGCCGGCGAAGCCGAGCAGCTCGAGAAGGAGCTGTCCCGCGAGCACGCCATCGCCGAGAAGATCACTGCCCTGCGTGGCAAGGTGGCTGCGACTGCGAAGCCCGTCGAGGTTGCGGCCGTTCATGCGGCCCCGGCCCCGGCTGCCGAGCGTTCGCTGAGCGGCAAGGCCCGCCACTTCCGTTCGTCCAGCGACGCTGAGGCGTGCGGCCGGTGGATTCGTGGCTACGTTCTCGGCCGTGCCGAGGATCGTTCGTGGTACGAGAAGCACGTCGAGGCTCGCGCCCTGTCGCCCAACGACAACAACAAGGGCGGCGTGTTCATCCCTGACACCTTTGCCTCGACGGTGATCCGCCTGGTCGAGTCCTTCGGTGCGTTCCCGGCGCAGGCCAACAACCTGACGATGACGAGCGACACGCTCTACATCCCGCGTCGCGTTGGCGGCAACACGGCGTACCACACTGGCGCCAATGCCGAGACCACGGCGACCGACATGGCGACCGACAACGTGATGCTTTCCAGCAAGGAAGTTCGCGTCGGCACCCGCGTCCCCAACCAGCTGATCGACGACTCGGCGATTGACCTCGCCGGGCTCGTGGCTGAAGAGTTCGCTCTGGCCATCGCCCAGCGGATCGACGAGGACGGCTTCATCGGCACCGGGGCCAGCCTTTACGGTGGCATCCGTGGCGTTCAGTGGAAGTTTGAGAACGAGACGCTGACGGCTGGCATCAACGACTCTTCGCAGTCGGCGGTTACGGCCCTGACGGTCGATGACTTCCTCGCCACCGTGGCCAAGGCTCCGACCTACGCGACCCAGAGTCCGACCTGCGGCTGGTACTGCACCCCGCAGATGCACGCTCTGGCGATGCAGTCGCTGGCCCT